AATGGGTTTTGAATTAACATCTATATCATACGATTCTACTAGAAAACTAACAAAAAAGACATTATATAAGAAAGCCAATACATCTAATCCATTACAAATGCAATATCAATATGCACCAGCTCCATATGATTTAGGATTTAGTTTAAGTGTATTAGTAAAAAATACAGATGATGGACTACAAATTGTAGAACAAATATTGCCTTACTTTACACCTGATTATACTGTAACTATTCATACAGTTCCAGATATGAGTGAGAAAAGAGATGTTCCTATCATATTAGAAAGTGTTTCACAAACAGATGAATATGAAGGAGATTTTCAAACTAGACAAGTATTAAGATATGATCTAGAGTTTATTATGAAAAACTACATATACGGACCAATCACTTCTTCCGACATTATTAAGAAAGCAAATGTTAGAACTTATATGGAAGCGGGAACAGGTAATATAACTAATCAAGAAACAGCAGGTAAAGTGGTTGATCAGTCAGTAACTACTAACCCACCAGATGCCGACGCTGACGATACATTCACATACAACGAAACAACAGAATGGTTTGAACAACCAACAGTAACATATTCAGACGATAAATCAAGCGACCCTAAATAGTTATAAATACATATTATGAGTAAAGTCGATCAAAAATTAGACGAACTTCTTGACATTAAAGGAGAAATCGTACAAGCAGAAAAGAGTCTACCCACACTAACATCTAATGATTTAGACAAGGGTAATGACTACAAATACTCTAGAGAAATCTTTTATGGTCTTGTAGAACGCGGACAGGACGCTATAGAGGGCATATTAGACATTGCTAAAGAGTCAGAACACCCTAGAGTATATGAAGTTGCCGGACAACTTATTAAAACAGTCGGAGAAACAACAGAAAAATTGATTGATTTACAAGCCAAGATGAAAGAACTAGATAAAGATAATTCTATGCCTGATAAAGTTCAGAATAATCTTTTTGTTGGTTCATCTGCAGAATTACAAAAGTTGTTAAAACAAAATGCACAAGAATGAGGGATATCTAGGAAATATTAATGTCAAAAGGGCTGGAGTTCAGTCTAAATGGACAGAAGAAGAAATCTTAGAATACAAAAAGTGTATGGAAAATCCCGTATACTTTATAGAGAATTACATCAAAATTATTTCACTAGATGAAGGTCTAGTTTCATTTAAGTTGTATGATTATCAAGAAGAATTGATAACACACTTTGATGAAAGTCGTTTTAGTATAGTTCTAGCGTGTAGACAATCAGGTAAGTCTATTACAGCTTGTGCTTACTTAGTTTGGTATCTATTATTTCAACCAGAACAAACAATCGCTATACTAGCAAACAAAGGTTCTACAGCCAGAGAAATGTTGGCTCGTATTACAACAATGTTAGAGCATGTTCCATTTTTCTTACAACCCGGAACTAAAGTATTGAACAAAGGTTCTATTGAGTTTGAAAATGATAGTAGAATCATAGCATCGGCCACAGGAGCCAACTCTATTCGTGGTATGTCAGTAAATCTTCTATACTTAGATGAGTTCGCGTTCGTAGATAACGCAGAACAGTTCTATACATCAACATATCCAGTGGTAACATCAGGTGGTAAATCAAAAGTTATCATTACTTCTACTGCTAATGGTATTGGAAATATGTATCATAAACTCTATGAGGGAGCTGAACGCGGAAGTAATGAGTATCAACCCTTTACAGTTAATTGGTGGGATGTCCCAGGTAGAGATGATAAATGGAAAGAATCGACAATAGCAAACACTTCTGAATTACAGTTTGAACAAGAGTTCGGTAATTCATTCTTAGGAACAGGTAATACTCTTATCAATGCTAATACATTATTAGGATTACAAGGACATGACGCTTTATGGAGTAGAGATAATGTCTATCTTTATCAAGAGCCTAAAAAAGATCATACATACATTATGACAGTTGATGTGGCCAAAGGAAGAGGTAGAGATTTCTCTACATTTTCAATTATAGATGTTACAGAAAAACCTTTTAAACAAGTTGGTATATATCGTGATAATATGATATCACCTCTTTTATATGCTGATATATTAGAAAGATATGGTAAGATGTATAATGAGGCACTAATTGTAATAGAGAACAACGATTCAGGACAGATTGTATGTAATAATCTATATTATGATATAGAATATCCCAATGTATTTCTAGAATCATCAGTTAAAGCTTCAGGTGTTGGAGTTACTATGACGCGGAAAGTAAAACAAATTGGCTGTTCTACTCTAAAAGAGTTAATGGAAGAAAAGAAACTTATGGTGATAGATAAGTTTACTATCAATGAATTAGTTACTTTTGTTGCCAAAGGTCAGTCTTATGAGGCTGATGGCGGTAATCATGATGATTTAGTCATGAATTTAGTTCTATTTTCATGGTTTGTAACAACACCATTCTTTCAAAGTTTGACTGATTTAGAACTTAAAAAGATGTTATATGATGAACAACAACAAATGATAGAAGATGATATGGTTCCTTTTGGAATCATAGATGATGGAGATCAAGATGAGAAAACATTCAAAGAGGGTGGTGATGTTTGGACAGTTGTTAAGGATGTACAAGTTTATTAAATTATAAATACTAGTTAATGAAGAGGAAACTCTTTGTTAAACTTTATAAATAACAATTTTATTTCGAAATAAAATTTATTAAGGAGAAAACAAAATGGCATTTCAAGTTTCGCCTGGTGTACAGGTTCAAGAAATAGATGCTACTAATGTTATTCCTGCGGTCTCAAGTTCGACAGGAGCATATTGTGGTCACTTTGGTTGGGGTCCAACCGAAGAAGTTACTACAGTAAGTTCCAATAAAGGACTTGTAGATTCATTCGGGGAACCCGCAAATACAGATATTGCAGCTGAACATTTTTATCCAGCAGCTTTGTTCTTAGATTACGGGATTGACTTAAAAGTAGTTCGTATCGCGACAACTAATATGGTTAACGCGACTACAACAAGTGGACAGTCTTTATTAATAAAGAACTTAACCCACTATAGAGCAAATTACAATGACGGCAGTGCCGCTGTTGGAAATTACGCTGCTAGATATGCTGGAGATTTAGGTAATTCACTTAAAATTTCAGTATGTGGTGGTGCTAATCCATATGCTCAAGCTAGTGTTACTACAACTAATGGAACTTCATCAGCTGGTGGTACTTCAATCGAAGTAACTCTAGGTGAGAAATTCATAGTAGGTGACATCATAACAGCTATCGCTTCCGATACTGTTAGATATAAAATATCAGCTATTGCTTTTGATTCAGGAACAACCGGAGCCGCAACAGTTACTATAGCACAAGAAGACGATTCTACTCAAGGATTAAACGCCGATGTTGCATCAGGCGCAGCTTTATCCAGAGAGTGGGAATATGCAAGACAGTTTAACAAAGCACCTGGAACATCTACATACGCAAGTGGTAGAGCAAGTGCTGGTGTTACAGATGAAATGCATATTCTAGTCTTAGATGAAGATGGAGATATCTCAGGAACTCCAGGAACAGTTTTAGAAAAATTTGAAGCAGTATCAAAAGCTTCAGATGCAAAAGACGAGTTCGGTGCTACTAACTATTATGTTACTGTTATTGAAAATCAGAGCGAATATGTTTATTGGATGGATCATTCATCTACATATGGTTCGGCTGGTTCAGCCGCTTCTGGTGTGACATTTGGAACAGGTACTTTACCTGATTCTCTTTCATTCACCAATGGTGCAGATGGAAGACAACCAACTACAGCACAAAAAATAACAGCATGGGATACACACTTTGGTAGTGCAGATAATCAAGATATTAGTTTAATAATATCTGGTTCAAATCAAGCAGATAATGGAAGTGGTTCCGCAGTAGTTACGAGAGCCGAAGCTACTAGTTATTACAACCAATTAATGAATATCGCAGAAGACAGAAAAGATTGCGTCGTATTCTTTTCACCAGTCAAGTCAGATGTGGTTGACGCCGGAACAGCCGGTGCAACTAATGTTAAGACTACTGCTGATACTCTAAACGGATCAAGTTACGCTGTAATGAGCAGCAATTGGTTATACATATACGACAGATATAATGATAGGTACATTTGGGTACCAGACAACGGATCAGTCGCTGGACTATGTGCCAGAACTGATTATACGAATGATGCATGGTATTCACCAGCAGGATTCAATCGTGGTCAAATATTTGGTGTGACTAAATTGGCATACAACCCAACACAAGCTGATAGAGACGCTCTCTACAGAGCTAGGGTTAACCCAGTAGTTACATTTCCCGGACAAGGAACATTATTATACGGAGATAAAACACTAGTTACTAATGATAACAGTGCTTTCTCAAGAATTAATGTTCGTAGATTGTTCATAGTATTAGAGAAAGCAATTTCAACAGCAGCAAAAAATCAGTTGTTTGAATTTAACGATTCATTCACAAGAGCTAATTTCAGAGCAGCTATTGAACCTTTCTTGCGTCAAGTTCAAGGTAGAAAAGGAATCTATGATTTCAGAGTTATCTGTGACGAGACTAATAATACAGCCGGTGTAGTTGATGCGGCACAATTTGTAGCTTCGATATTTATCAAGCCAGCAAGGTCAATCAACTTTATAACATTAACCTTTGTTGCATCTAGAAGTGGTGTAGACTTTAATGAAGTCTATGGTGTTTCAGGATCTGCAGCGGAAACAAGCGTATAAGGAGGAATAGAAAATGGCAACAATAAACCAATTCAAAGCTAACTTAGTAGGCGCTGGTCCAAGGAATAACAGATTTGAGGTATTCATACCTCGAACAGGTAGTAAAATACAGTTTTTGTGCAAAACTGCAGCCTTACCTGGTCAAGTTATTGAACCTATGGAAATCAAATACAAAGGGTTAACTGTTAAACTAGCGGGTGATAGAACTTTTGAAAATTGGACAGTTGGTATTTACAATGATACAGAATTTTCAGCAAGAACTGGAATTGAAAATTGGATGCAAGATATTGTACCTTTAGATTCAAGTGTAGGTCCTGTTGGATATGACTATATGGTTGACAAAGCTACTGTTTCACAATTAGGTAGAGATGATTCAGTTCTCGCTACTTACGAATTTTTCAATATGTGGCCAACAAACCTCGGAGCTATTGAGTTAGATACTGAGGGTGGAGACGCTGTTGAGATATTTGATTGTGAGTTCGCTTATTCGCATTTTGAAAGAACTCGATAAAAAGAGTCCTTTTAATGGGATATAAATATTAGTATGGAATTATTTGGATTAGAAATAAAGAGGAAATTGGGTGACGAAACTAAAGCACAGAGTTTCGTCCCACCTCAAAATGATGGGTCTGTTATCGAGATCGGTAAAGACCATGGAATGGGTGGGTTTGCATCCACTGGTGGAGTCATTGGTCAATATATTGACATGGAAGGTGGAGTTAAGAACGAAGCCGACCTAGTTACAAGATATAGGCATATGTCTCTAGTTCCTGAATGTGATGCAGCGATTGAAGATATAGTTAACGAATCTATATCATCAAATGATTTAGATTCACCAGTGTCTATTAATTTAGACAGAGTGAGTCATTTTAGTGATAGCACTAAAGAAAAAATTCGTGGAGAGTTTGATGAAGTTCTAGAATTATTAGGATTTAGAGAACTTGCACATGACATATACAGAAAATGGTATGTTGATGGTAGGCTCTATTATCATAAGATGGTAGAAACTAAGAATACTAAGAAAGGTATTCAAGGTCTAAGAGCTATCGATCCTCAGAAGATTCGTAAGATTCGAGAGGTAGATAAGAAGAAAGACGAAAAGACTGGTGTTGAAATTGTTAAGAAAATAGATGAATATTATCTTTTCAATGAACAAGGGTTTGACAAGAGTGGTAATAACACAGGTCAAACAGTAAGGATTAGTCCTGATGCTGTAACACATATAACATCTGGACTACTTGATTACAACCAGAAAGTAGTAGTTGGTTATTTACATAAGGCTATGAAGTCTGTAAACCAACTCAGAATGTTAGAAGATGCTCTAGTTATTTACAGAATAGCAAGAGCTCCAGAGAGGAGAATCTTCTACATTGATGTAGGTAACTTACCTAAAGCGAGAGCTGAACAGTATTTAAAAGAAGTTCAGACTAGTTATCGTAATAAGTTAGTGTATAACGCTGACACAGGTGAGATAAAAGATGACAGAAAGCATATGAATATGCTAGAAGACTTCTGGTTACCTAGACGAGAGGGAGGTCGAGGCACTGAGATTTCAACACTACCAGGTGGACAAAATCTTGGTGAGATTGAAGATATTTTATATTTTCAAAAGAAATTGTACAAGTCTCTTAATGTACCAATTTCTAGGTTAGAGACAGAAACAGCGTTCGCTATTGGTAGAGCGACTGAGATTTCTAGAGATGAAGTTAAGTTTTCAAGATTTATTGATAGACTTAGAATTAAATTCTCTAGATTGTTTGACGATATTTTAAAGACTCAACTGATACTTAAAAATATAGTAACAGAAGAAGATTGGAAGAAGTCAAAAGAGTATATAAGTTATGATTTTCAGAAAGATGGTCATTTCGTAGAACTCAAAGAAGCAGAGATATTGAGAGAAAGAATCAATACTCTAGAACAAATGGATCAGTTCGTTGGAAAATACTATTCAGAACAATGGATAAGAAAGAATGTTCTTAGACAATCAGAAGCGGAGATCAAAGATATTGATAAAGAGATCGAAGCTACTGGAGGTGATGATGGTGAAGATGACGATATGGACTTTTAATTTAGGAGATTATGATGGTAGATAAAACTAGAGAACTTGTAGATCAGATAACTGGCGACAACAATGTTGAAGCTGGGGAAACTTTTAAAACTGTAATGCAAGACAAACAGTTGGATGCTATTGATTTGAAAAGAGTTGAAGTTCAGCTCGATTGGATGAATAACAACGAACCGAAACAAGAGGACTAACATGAAAAGTTGGACACAACCCGGAGACGGATTTTTAAAACCTTTAGAACTTAAAGAAGATATGGTATTGATGGATTTAAAACCAAGCCATTTTAAAGCATTACATAAAGAATTGTTAAAGATTGAAAAGAAAGCAGGATTTTCCACTATGGAAGATGGTGTAGAATCATTATATATTACTGATATTAAAAATCAGAATAAAGCTGTAAAGGCAATTGAAGATACTTTAAAGAAATTGAGAATTAAAGAACCTAAAGATGTAGATTTTAGAAGAAACGCGTAATAGGAAACAGGAAAATGAAGACCTTTGCAGAACTTAGAATACAATTAGACGAAGTTACTTTTAAACAGGATAAGAAGAATCATATTTCTTCTACTAAAATTAAGAATACCGAAGTCGCTTATCATGCAGAAAGAAAGGGATCTAAAAAAATTCGTGTGTTTGTGAAACCAAAATCAGCTAAAGATTGGGAAGAATTAGGTGTATTTAAAGATATGAATACAGCTAAAAAGTCCGCAGAACAGTTTGTTAAACTTATGGGTGAAGATATAGACGAAGGTGTAAGTATACTTAAACAAATCGTTGAAAAAGTCGATGGACCTGTAGATTTAGACGAGTCAGAAACTTATCGTAGACGAGACGGAAAACCTATCGATAAACAGACTATAAAACAAATGGAAAGAATGGCAAGGGACTATAAAATGAAAATCAAAGTAAAAGATGGTAAAGTTGAAGTCTCAGGTGCCAAGAAGAAAATGAACGATTTCGGTATGATATTCGTAGGAAGGTCACGATATGGTGATCTAACAACAGCATAAAGAGGTAAAAATGAAATTAATATCAGAACAATGGTCCGATGATGTAAATTATCTAGTCGAAGAAGACCCTAAGACAGGTAAGAAAAATATGTTTATCGAAGGTATCATGTTACAGACAGAAGTTAAAAACAAGAATGGTCGTATTTATCCTCTTGAAGTCATGAAGAAAGAAGTTAAAAGATATAACAAAGAGTATATCGAACAGAAAAGAGCCTATGGAGAATTAGGGCATCCAGAAGGACCAACAATTAATTTAGAAAGAACATCTCATTTAATTGAGAGTTTAGAACAAGACGGCAAGAATTTTGTCGGTAAAGCAAAGATTTTATCTACTCCTATGGGAGAAATAGTCAAGAACCTACTTTCAGATGGTGCTAGACTAGGAGTTTCTAGTAGGGGTATGGGATCATTGAAGGCTTCAAACACTAAGGGTGGAGCTCAAATGGTTCAATCGGATTTTCAGTTAGCAACCGCTGCTGATATCGTAGCAGATCCTTCTGCTCCTGATGCCTTCGTAGATGGTGTCATGGAAGGAGTTGAATGGATTTGGGATAATGGAGTGATAAAAGCACAGAAAATTGAAGACTATAAGAACGAAATTAGAAGAGCTAAATCACATAAACTTCAAGAAACGAAATTAAATGTATTTAAATCGTTTCTAGAAAATTTATAATATATAAATACTATTTAATAAACAATTTATTAATAAATTTATTTAGGTAAAAGGGGTATTCTAATGTCAAATTTAGAACATACAATAGAAGAAGTTATCGCTGAGGCTGCAGAGCCAAAAGCAAAGAAAGCTGCTTCTAGTCCTGACAAAGACGCTGAAAAGAAAGCTTCAGACGCAGCTGATAAAGCTGGTGACGCTACTTCAAAAGCTAAAGCACCTGGTGGTGACAAAGCTTCTGAAAAGGGTGATGAAGTTAAAGACGGCAAAACTAAAGTAGAGAAAGGTAAAGCAGTTAATCAAGAAGAAGTTGAATCTGATGAAGAATCAACTCCACTTGAAGAAATGTCAAAAGCTGACCTACTTAAAGCTGTTGTTGAAGCGATGAAGTCAATGGACGCAAAATCTTTAAAGGCCATTCAGAAAGAAATGAAAGGCGATGACGAAGATGGCGATGAAGACGAACAAGTCGAGTCACTAAGTCGTAATGCACTTATTAGAAGTGTAGTAGAATCTCTTAAAGATCAATCAATCGAAGAAGTTACTTCTTTCTTAAAAGGTCTTACCGAAGAAGAATCCGAAGAAGATTCAGTTGAAGAAGCTAAGTCAGATAAAGCAGAGATGCAAGATGATGACGAAGATCCTTCAGACGAAGATTCCGAAGAGGATGACGAGGAAGATGAAAAAGAAGAAGCTAAAAAAGAGTCTTATGAAATCGACATGAGTGATGACATAGAAGCTCTAGTTTCTGATGAAGATTTATCCGAAGAATTCAAGAACAAAGCTAGAACAATATTCGAAGCAGCTGTTGCAACTAAAGTAAAAGAAGTAGTTGTAGAGAAAGAAGCTGAGTTAGAAGAAGAACTTAACAAGAAAGTTGAAGAAGTCAAAGACGATTTAACTGAAAAAGTTGATTCTTATCTAAACTATGTTTCAGAAAGCTGGGTTTCAGAAAATGAACTAGCGATTGAGAGAGGATTAAAATCCGAACTCACAGAAGATTTCATAAACGGTTTGAAAAAACTGTTTGAGGAACATTATGTGGAAGTTCCAGAAGACAAGTTTGATGTAGTTGAAGAACTAGCAAACAGACTTGATGATATGGAAGATAAGTTGAACGAAGAAGTTGCTAGCAACATCTCAGCTCAACAAGATATCGAGGAACTGAAGCGTGAAAAAATTATTAGCGAGGCGTCTAACGACCTAGCTGATACTCAGGTAGAGAAGTTAAAAGCATTAGCAGAAGATGTAGATTACGAAAATGAAGAAAATTTCGTTGAGAAAGTTTCAACATTGAAAGAATCTTATTTCGGTGCTGATAAGCTTGAAGCTGTCTCTGATGATAGCACTGTGGCAAGTGACGATGCTGATTTTTCAGGTGCGGGCGATGTAGCTCAACCTGTTAATGAAGGTATGGAAAAATATACTGCCGCGTTAACCAAGTTTGCAAACTTAGACAAGTAAGTAAACTTAATTTAGGGGACTATAAACAATGTTTATGTCAGAAAACTTACAAGAAAAATGGCAGCCAGTTTTAGAGCACGCCGATCTTCCTAAGATCGAAGACTCTTACAAAAGAGCTGTAACTTCCGTTATTCTTGAAAACCAAGAAAGAGCTATTCAAGAAGAAAGAGGGGCGATGAACGAAGCCCTTGGAGCTGGTACTGGTACAGTAGCTGGAGCACCTGGTGGTGTTACTGCAACTGCAGCTAACTGGGATCCAATCTTAATTTCTTTAGTTCGTAGAGCAATGCCTAACTTGGTAGCCTATGATATCTGTGGCGTTCAGCCAATGACAGGACCTACAGGTCTTATCTTTGCGATGAAAGCAAGATATGTTGACAGCACAACTGCTGTTGATAGAACAGAAGCTATGTTCAACGAAGCTGATACAGACTTCGGTGGAGCTGGAACTCATGCGGGTTCTGATCCATTCGCATCTGGATCTGCTAACACAGCGATTCAAACAGGTTACACTACAGGAACAGGTGCTGCTACAGCGACTGCGGAAATTGATTCTACAATTCCTGAAATGTCTTTCACAATCGAAAAAGCTACAGTTACAGCTAAAAGCAGAGCGCTAAAAGCTGAGTATACTATAGAACTCGCGCAAGACCTTAAAGCGATACATGGTCTTGATGCAGAAACAGAATTAGCTAATATCCTATCTGGTGAAATCCTAGCGGAAATCAACAGAGAAGTTGTTAGAACTGTTAATGATCAAGCAAAAATCGAAGGTGTTGCTTCAGAAAGTAACTTAACTGGTACTTCTGTAAACGGCCAATTTAACTTAGATGTTGATTCATCTGGTAGATGGTCAGTTGAAAAATTCAAAGGTCTTATGTACCACATTGAAAGAAATGCTAATGTTATAGCACGACAAACAAGAAGAGGTAAAGGTAACTTTATCCTTTGTTCTAGTGATGTAGCGTCTGCACTTGCAATGGCTGGTGTATTAGACTACGCTCCAGCATTATCAACTAACTTAAATGTTGATGACACTGGAAACACTTTTGCTGGTGTTTTAAACGGCAGCTTAAAAGTGTATATCGATCCATATTACGCAAGTGTGTCTACAAGACCTACTGGTGTAACTGCTGGTGAAGGATATTGCACAGTTGGCTATAGAGGAACTAATCCTTTTGACGCTGGTGTGTTCTATTGTCCTTATGTTCCATTGCAGATGGTTCGTGCAGTTGGTGAAGATACTTTCCAACCAAAAATCGGATTCAAAACTAGATACGGTATGGTTTCAAACCCATTCGTAGGTTCTACTCCGGCTGATGGCTTGGCAGCTACTTCAACTAACTCTTACTACAGATCATTCGAAGTGTTAAATCTTCTATAAGTCGTAGTAATATCTAAATCATTATCGATTTCAGAGAGCTCCTTCGGGGGCTCTTTTTTTATGTTATAAATATATTATAGGGAAGTCACAAGGACAACCCATACACACATACACACAAGGAGGATATCATGTCCGATTCTAAATCAGGGTTCGAAATCAGAGCCGATTTACTCAATCAAGCACAAGGTCTTTTAGAGATGAATGCACAACGAAAAGTTGATGCACATTATTTCAATACAGAGAATGAACTTGAATCTAGTGAATTACCAGTAGTAGAAATTACAGCTGATCAAGTTATTGAAACTGCAAGACAGTTAAATGAATTTGTAAATCAGAAATAAGTAAATATCAGGGAGAGTTTATTCTCTCCCTGTTATAAATAGTATTATATGATAAATATAACAAATACTTTTAGTAGCTTCTGTTCAAGAATGTGGTTAGATTATTCAGATGAACATATCACAAATCCAGACAGAATGGATGAAAAGGAATATACAGAAACATATCATGATTGGTTATTAGAGAAGTGGCAAAACAGAGATTTAAAAGATGACAGTTAAGTATATAGAATCAAAACATAAAAATCATAAACATAAAGGATGGTTTTATGATCATATAACTAAAGCCTTCTACAGATGGAATGATTTTATTAAAGTGGTAAAACAACATGGCAACAGCTAATTGGCAAACAGATCAACCGACTAACTTAAATTATTTAAGTCCTGTTAATTTTGATCTACAAATTAATAAACTACCTAAAACAAGATACTTCTGCACAGGTGTAACACTTCCTGGTGTTAACTTTAGTGAAGCATTACATGCAACAACACTAGCTATTAATTCATATTTACCTGGTGATAGAATAGAATTTGACCCATTAAATGTAAAATTTGTTGTTGATGAAGATATGAAAAACTATCAAGAGATATATAATTGGATTATGGATTTGGGTCCAGGTAGAGATACAGATGATTTTCGTGATTTAGTAGATTCGACAGAAAATGTCCATGGTGTTTTTAGTAGTGCTGATTTTGAAAATATGTATTCTGATGCAACAGTAATTGTTAATACTTCATCTAATAACGCGAATGTAGAATTTATGTTTGAAGACTGTTTTCCGACTAGCCTAGGTTCTATTGAATTCGCCTCAGACCAACAAGGTTTGGAATACGCAGTATGCGATTTAACACTAAGATATACCCAATTTAAAGTAAAATCAAGCACTTAACATTGACACCTCCGGGTTTTGTGTTATAATTATAGTATGAACTTAAAAAATATTCAAGAAATGTGGAAAGAAGATTCAGTCATTGATGACATTGAATTAGATGCTTCTTCTCTACAAGTCCCAAAATTACACGCTAAATATACAGAAATACTTTCTAATAAGAAGTTAGAATTGATACGATACGAAAGACAAATGAAATCACTTAATAAAGATAAGTGGTTATGGTATTCTGGAAAAATGACTAAAGAAGATATAGAAGACCATGAATGGGATTATGATCCATTCGGTGGTCTAACAGTTTTGAAATCAGATTATGACAAATTTCAAGGTGCTGATAAGGACATACAAGACTTAGATGAAAAAATACAATATCTAAGAATCAC